AACGTCTGCCAGAACCTTTAGGTTTCTTACCAGTGCCTTTCTTGGGATCTCTTCTCTTGGCTGACATTAGGAACTTCTGTAACCGCCACCACGTTTTTTATAAGTTCTAACTAACCAAGCATTAGCATAAGCTGAAGGGTAAACTTTAAATTTACGTTTAGCTTCTGCTTTTACTCTAGCGTATAAAGCTGGATTGGTTGGTTTAGAACCGCCTTTCTTTTTAGCTTTACCGCCTTTTTTTAATTTTAAAGCACTTAAAGATTTAGCTTGTCTAGCATGAGTTTTGCTAGCTTTGTTTAAAGCTTTAACAACTTTTTTTACAGTTTTTTTATTTCTAGTATTTGTAGCCATTTAACACTTCCACCTTTTTCTTGCTTGTCTTAATCTTGAATTAGGATTCTTAGCTGCTTTAGGAAACTTCTTCATTTGTCCAGCTGATCTAGCACAAAATGATTTACGTCTCTTAGCTGCTTTACTACCCTTCTTCACCTTGCCAGTTACGGCAGTTTTTAATTTAGAACCGGGGTTCAGCTTCCTATATTTTCTGACTCCTGCTGCAGTCATACCTGCACCTTTTTTAGTAGGTCTAAAATTCTTTTTATTTTTGGAGGGCATTTTGCCCTTTGGACTTTTTCTAGTGGTCTTTTTAAGTTGTGACCTAGTAATTGCCATAGCCTTTTAAGGTGCTAGGGCCAAGGGGAGAAGATTGAAAACTAGGCCCTAGCGTTTTTAATCTTATCACATTCATTAATTTCCTCTATTCTTTATCAGCAATTCTGCTTTTTTTATTCTAGCGCTAGAATCTAATCTATCACGACCTAAATCATCTTTCATCTCGGCAATCGTTCTAGCAACATTTAATTTTTCTCTAGCTAATTCCATTTGCTTCATGGCTTGCATAGCATCAAATTGTTGTCTAGCTGCAAATTCTTGGCTCTTACGTTCTACATCTTGAGCCTTAATATCTAATTCTTTATCACGCAAAGCTACCAATGGGTCTGCTGGTGGCGCTGGTGGCACAAATGCCATATTGATTTGCGACATCAGTCCAGCTTGAATTTGTGACACATCTTTCGCAATCGCTTCATCTATTTTTTGCTGTTGTTGCATAGCCATTTCTGGTGGCATTTCCATAAGCATTTGTTGTATTTGCATAAACTCTGGGTCTTGCATATTTTGCATGTCGACAATCTCAGCGGCACGTAAAGCTACATGTTGATAAACGTGTGCTTGAATGTTAGTCATGATAATAGGCTCAATCATTACTGAACTTGTTTGTGCTAATGAGATATGCACATTGATGTGCGCATCATGATCTTGTCCAGGGAAGGCTTGACAAGGTTGCCCTTTAATCAACAAAGCGTTTTCACTTGCTGGATCAGTTGGCATCGGTTGTGGCGGTGGTGGCAATAACTGTTCTATGTTCTGCACACCCATCGAAGCATACATTCTGCGATACGCTTCATAGATACCTTGTATGCCATGAATCTCTGGGTTTGAATTTACGACTTGTAATATTTCATTAGCCAACATAACACGCTGACTCATGGAGAAAATATTTGGATCTGAAACTGGTAGAACATCTACGCGTTCATCAAAGTCCATTTGTTTAATCATGCCGTCACCAGCAGAACTCATGTAAGGATATTCTGGTGGTAAGTAATCAGCGAATACTTTGGCTAATAAAATAAATTCAAATCTTTGTGAAGAATGCAATCTTTTATGGATTGCTGACATGACTTTGGTACCACGCTCTAGTAAAGCTACGGTAGTACCAACTGGCATGTTTTGGTTAGCGTCACCTATTTGCATTTCAGCTAAGGCTGCAAATTTTCTGCCACTATCTACTAAGGTACCTAGCAGATTAAGTAAAGTGCCAGATGGCTCTTTAAATGGCAGTGGGACAAAAGCATCTCGTAAGCTCCCGCCTGGAGCATCCATGTCTCTGAACTCGCCCGGCTGTAGCGGTTGGTCATCGTTTCTGATACGAATACCTCTTGCTTTAAAACCAGCTGGTAAGTTAGACAATGTACCAGCATCTATCAATTGTCTTAGAATAGATGTTGACGCTTTTGATAACCCACCAATCATGTGAGTTAACCCAAATCCATAGAAACCTAAACCCGGTAAAAACTTATAATGCACAAAATAATTTATGCGTTTTTTCAATGGGTCGTTTTGTCTGTAGTTTCTTCTAATCGATAATACTTCGTTAGTAGTAGTTGAAAGCGTAATCACATAAGGTAATTTAATTCCTGTAGGTTCACCTTCAGCATCTACATCTTCATACCCTGGAATATCTAAGTCAGTATGCACTTCATAAAGTTCACATTGATCGCTTTCGCCATAGCTAGGTTCGACACCTTGCAATTCATCTATTTCTTCTTGGATAGAATCTGTATCGGTATCGACTATCATTGATTCAGATATATCGACATCTCGGTAAAATCCAGCTTGTTGTAATTTTTTAATATCGTTCATAGACATATCAACGATATGCGTAATTCTGCCAGCACTATAAATATCAGTTGTGGCATAAGGCACAACTAAATCTTCTGCTGGAATAAATCTAGAAACAGCACGGCCTAAATTTTGATCGTAGTAAACTTTTCTGAATGCCGAACCAGATAATGGTAAATAAAATAACATTTGATCTGTTTCAGTATCGTATTCTTCCATGACATTCATCAATTGATAGTTCATGAATTCACTAACACGACCAGCTTGTGCTTCACTGTCTGGATTTTTAGCACCAACTACTTGAGTTCTTACTGGACCATTCGATGGTAGTATTTCTTTGTAAGCTTGTGCTTGAAACTGAGTTACCGATTCTGCTAACAATGGATGCATAACGCCAGAGGCACCCTCGAAAGGTTGTGACCTTTCTTCATAATTCATTCCTAAAGTTTCTAAACCTTCCTTGTAAGTATCTTCCCAACCTTGTCGTGAGGATTTGTCGGCTTCTACGGCGTCAACTAAATCACTGTAAATATCATCGAGCTCATCTTGCTCTAAATATTCAGCTAAGTTGTCATTGAATTGTTCTGATAAATCTGGCGTTAACACCGAACCAAAGGTTAGGGTTCCATCTTCCCCGCGCTCGAAGACAGATAAATCTATCTCGATGTCTTCTGGTACTTCGACGTTAATTGTTTTGTCTTGATTATCTACTTCTAAATCTATTAGATCATCAGAACCTATTGCTTTATCTATATCTGCCATTAGTGTAATACTCTTTCATCTTTATCAAATATTTCGTACAAGTCATCGTAAAGAGAAATTATATCTTGTAATTCCCCAACTACAGTAACTCCCATCTGTTCCGCTATATTTTCTGCTATTTCTGAGCTACTAGCAAATATATTAGGTCCTTCGTAAATTGTGTTTTCACCTTGTACCCTAAACTCAGTCAAATATATTTTTACTTTCGAGTTTTTTTGAGTCATCTACGTGCTCCTTGTCTAAGACTTTTTTCATTTTATCTTCAGCAGAGTTTAACAATTTTTTAGCATGGTTGCTAAGTTTTACCCCATAGGCAAATGCTTCGATAGATTCATCAAGACTGAGATTATCTTTCTCTAAATAATTTGTGATATTGGTAATCTTCTCCATCGTCTCTTCGTAAGAGAGATCCTCAATCTTCTTTGACATAAAAAATTATTTTTTATCTTTTACGTTGCTCGCTACTACAGTTGCAGCTGTTACTCCGCCGACGGTGCCTGCTACTTTTCTGTTTCTTTGTATTCTTTTTTTAGTTTTTTCTGCTTCTTTAATTACGCCAGAATAGTCTTGTTTGCTGTAAAGACCATAATCTTCTTTTTGATTTTTTATTTTTGGTTTGTATTTGTTTATTAAACTTGAAGCTACTTTTTTAACTACACCACCTGCGCCAAATTTTAAAGGCATTTCATCTTTAGGTTTTTTTAAACCTAAAGGACCCGCTCTTTCCATACGTTTTATTCTAGCGTCTCTTCTTTTCTTTTTTGTACCTTCTGTTAAAGCGCCAAGTTTTTTATTTTTTGACATGGGTTTTTTTGGTTGACCCGGCATAGTAGCAGGTGCTGGCTTTTTTCCTTTAGAAATATCTTTTACTATATTTTTCTTTATTTTTTTATCGTAAGACTTTCCTTCTTTTCTAACTTTTTTTGCCGCTTCTTCAGCTTTTTTTAATCTTGCTTGTCTTATTTTTGCAGCAGCTTTTGCTAATTTTGTTACTGACATAATTATCTCCTACGTCTTAAAGGTGGTCCGCCAGTTTTTCTTCTTTTAGTTGTTAAACCAGTTTTTTTCTTTTTACCGCCAGCATTTAGATAAGATCTTAAAGTGCTGTGTCCAGCTTTTTCAACTTGGTCTTTAGTAACCGTGCTGTATTTTTTACCTTTGTAATTAAAAGTTGAGTTAGGTCCTTTTTCTTTTCTAGCTTTTTTGAAAGCTTCGCCGAAAGTAGGATCTTTTTTACGCATTAAAGCTAGAGCTCCAGCGCCTAAAGCTGTACCAACAGCAGCTATCTTACCCAGTCTTCCAGGTAATTTTTTAGGAGTTGGTTTTTGAGTTGGGAGGTTTGTTTTGTTGGTTGATTTGTTAACTGGCTTTCTTTGAGATCCTCTGCTATTCAAAGATTTTGTTAAAGGTTTTGTTAAAGGTTTTTTTAAAGGCTTCTTTAACCTGTCGGCTGCAGTTTGTCTTCTTTGTTGAACTCTTTTTACTGAACCTGGTTTAGGATTTCTTTTCCTAGCGGCTGGACTGTTAACAGTTTTCTTTACTTTATTTGTTGCTTTTGTTACAGACTTTGTTGTAATTTTTTTTGCAGGTTTTTTTGTAATTCTAGCCATAATCTTTTAATCCTCTAGTAATAAACTTTATTCGTGAAGTCATTATCTTCCATAATTTCATCCGAATCAAGCGAGATGAAATTACCTTGACGAAATCTCATTAAAGCTTGTGTCATGGAATCTACCAAGTCATCGTGTTCACTAAACGGAAACGCAGCACATTCTTCAATAAGTTCATCGGCAAAGCCCATCTCTGGTGCCCAGACCATACCCGATTCAAACATCGGTGCGACCGAGTGCATTCTAGTAACTTTATCGTTACCTCTTGAAGGTCGGAAGTTAATTACAGGTATGCCCATCATTCTCAGTTCTTGGGTCAAAGGAGTCCCACTCGATTGAGCCTCAATCAAGACCATGTCGGGACTCCAGATTTGGTATTCGTCGTAGGCGATTCCCTTGAGTTCTGGAAAATCCCAACGACCTTTTTTAGAATCCAAAAGAATTATTGAATCCGGGGCGTCATCACTCGGACGAAACACACCCCAAGTAGTAATCGCTGAATAGTCAGCCGATTCTTTTTTCGAGAAAGCGGTATCGTAAGATTGAATAATATAATCAACTGGTGGCGGTTCTTCATCTTCCCAGATATTCCACCACTCACGTCTAACAATGGCGCCCTCTTCACTGGTTGGATTCTGCATGTATTGAGCATTCCACTTGGCTACTGGAATAGAAGCTTTGACAGCTTCTAATTCTTCGATCTTCCAATATTCGGGCCAAAGTGGTTTGCCAGAATCCATAATCGCTGGCAACTCTAGTACTTCCCATTGGTCAGCACTATCTTCGGACATACGTTTAATCAATTTAGCGGTCAGATCGATGGTACTCCAACGCGTCATGACTATGACGATTGAGCCTCCCGGCTGTAATCTTTGTCGCGGTCCAGAAGAATACCACTCCCAAGCGCTTTCCAATGCTGAAGGAGACATAGCATCTTGTTCAGAATGTGGGTCATCAATAATCAAAAGGTCGGCACCACGCCCAGTAATAGCTCCACCTACACCTGCCGCAAAGTATTCGCCACCTTTATTGGTTTCCCATCGCCCAGCTGATTTGGAATCGGCAGATAAACCGAAATCATCAAATAATTGTTTATATTCGTTCTGATCCATAAGGTTCCTAACTTTTCTACCGAATCTTACAGATAATTCGGCGGTGTGCGTGGTCTGCATGATCTTGGTATTTGGTTTGAGTCCCATAAACCAAGAAGGGAAGTAGACTGAAGCGAACTCAGACTTGGTATGTCTGGGTGGCATATTGACAATTAATCTTTTAATTTTGCCTTTCGCAACATCTTCTAGCTTTTGCGCGAATAATCGGTGGTGCTCCCCTTCGATAAACTCAGGCCAGACGTGTTTTATATAGCCTAAAAAGGAGTCTCTTGATTCTGATTTAGCATCTATAATTTTCAGACGATCTTGAATCATTAAGATTTCTTTTATCGTCTCGTCATTTAAGTGATCTAATTTCATTTTCAATATTCTATCTTAGATTTGATAGGGGTCCCTTTTCATTTTTTTGTAATTATACATATCGATTGTTATTTATATATACAAAAAAAACACGTCGCGATTTATAGGGGGGTGGGGGTCCAAAAAAAAAGCCCCTCAAAAATCGAGGGGCTTTTCAAAGGAATCATTTTTTTTAGTCTTCTTCTAAATCTTCAAAAGGCTCTTCGTATTCTCGATAAATCAACTTATCAAATTCTGAAAAAGGCATTTCCATAATTCGTTCTTCGTCCATTTTCAAACTCTGCAAAGTGTCATGCACAAATCCAAAAATCATCTCTTCAAGATATTCTCTTACTGGGTCAGATTTTTCTAAGCTCTCTATAGCTTGTCTAACTGTTCCAATAGTTATCATATGTTTTCTCATTTTGTTTTCCTATATTGCGAGGGGGGAAAGTCCCCCCTCTGATTAATTAACAGACGTCTACCTCATCTTGTAAAGGGACGCCAATTTGTAAAGGTCTTGTGGGCATTGCTCTAAGATGCTTACTGATCACCATTTGCTTTTCTCTAGTTCCACTTAAGGCAACGTGATTAAAGCTATTATGGTTCTCATGCCATACGTTAAAGCATTGCGTCTTTTGCTTTTGGTTCTTTCCATTCTGGAAAGTAGCAACTGTTATTCCATAATCCTTAACCAATTTATCTCTGTGGTTTTTGTTCATGGATACACCGCTTTTAATAAACCTAGTAAAAGGCAACAGCAATTTTCTAATGCCATCAAGATAATTTTTTTTGACATCATGAGCATTGTCCCAAACTGCTAACTTTTCTTGAAAGTCAGCATCCCTTAAAAGAACATCAATATCAGCGTTAGCGTTATTGAGTTCTAGCATTGTTATAAATTTTTTCATTTGTCCTCCTTTTTGGTTGATGATTAAAATTTATGAAATAAATTTAACATGTTTAGACATTTTGTGCAACCACTTACGCCCCTGGAAAATTAAAAAATTAAGTTCTCCTGATCCTACAGAATTTATTATTTTAAAAAAATAAATGTCCGAGGCCTCGGCAACTTGAGCTCGCATTTGTTCTGGCGATCTATTTAAAATTCGCAGTCGCACAAACAAAAAAGGGCGACCGAAGTCGCCCTTTCCACCATAGGAGGTTTTTACTCTTGCCAATCCCCTTTGATATGGTTTTGTATATTCAAATGACTATCAACAAAATAATCTCCGTAGTCATCCCCAGCGTTTACCGTGCCATAAGTACCGACGCCAACAGATATATTTCCATATCGTCTGGTATCCTCGAAACAATCTACTTCGTTTGCTATAACTTGAACAAGTCTTGCAAAGGTATAAGTTTCGTCGCCGAGTCTTTCGCCCATTACCTCTTTAGCTTTGTCCAATAGTTTTTCAACCATTGCACCATGCCAATGAACATAGATAGATGGACAAGAATAAAAGCCCTCTTTGTCCATCTCTTCTTTGGTCATACTTTTAGGTATCATTGTTATTGTTGCTCTTGCTCCCATAACTACCCCCTTAGTATTTAATTTTGCTAAGAACTTTTTCAAGTTCTTTCATTTGTTCATCGGTTAGATTATCAATAGCATCGTTATCGATGACTTTCGTAAAATCTGGTTTTTCTAATTTTTCCATTTCTTCTCCTATTGGTTTGGTTAAAATTAATACTTGCATTATACATTATGTACACATACAATCAAATAATAATTAATCATTCATAGGAGAAGAAATTATGAAAGAACCTAAATTGTTTAAAAGCAGAGTTTGCTTTGATGACTATTATGAAAACGAAGACGCATACTTGCTTTACGATTGTTGGCTAGACGCAAATTCCAATGGTTGGAATGGGTGGGCAATGCCTTACATGGAAAAGGATGAGTATCTCAGATATGTAAAGCGTTGCATTCGTGATTACTTTGAACATCCAGAAGCTGACGATGGTTGCGAGGGCAGTTTCATTGATCAAATCATGGCTATTGAACCACAAGAAATAGATGGCAAGATCCTCTATTATTTTGGTGGATGGCTTTGTTGGAACATCGAAGACGATGACTTCACAGCAAAAAGATTGGAGGCATTTAAAAAAAGATTGGAGGCATTATGAAAATAACTTTAATAGCATTCGGCACCTCGGTTGGAGGTGCCATTATTTTTC